AATAATAAATTTACAATAATAAATTTATAATAATAAATTTACAATAATAAATAATAATAAATTTACAATAATAAATTTATAATAATAAATTTACAATAATAAATAATAATAAATTTACAATAATAAATAATAATAAATTTACAATAATAAATTATATATTAATATTTTTCATCATTATAAATATTTTATAATTAAAATAATTATAAAATATTTATGAAAAATTCTAAAATAATTTAGAATTCTATTTAATAAAAAAGATATATAGCAAGCAAGAAATATTTAATTTTTTGTATTAAATAATTTTAAATATAAAAAAATTATTTTATTTATTTTAATTATAATGGAAGACGAAAATAATTTAGTATTAAGTGGTGGCAAACGTCGCGGACGTAAAGCAGTTGCGAAAGCATCTAAAAAATCATCCAAAAAAAGCTCCCATAAAGTATCTCGTAAAAGGGGTTCTAAAAAGGGCTCTAAAAAGGGTTCTAAAAAGGGCTCTAAAAAAGGTTCTCGTAAAGTAGCTCGACCTACTAATTGCATCAAATGTGGTGCGGGTCCGTGTGCCTGCGACAATCAAGATGGTGGCAAACGTAAAAGCCGTAAAGCTTCATCTAAAAAGGGCTCTCGCAAAGCATCCCGCAAAGGTTCTCGCAAGGGCTCCCGCAAAGGCTCTCGCAAAGTCTCGCGTGTATGTACGAAATGCTCTCCTGCAGCGTGCACATGCCAGCCTCTAACTGGTGGCAAACGTCGTGTTAAGAAAGCATCATCTAAAAAAGCTTCTAAAAAATCCTCCAAAAAAGCTTCTAAAAAATTAGGACGCCCTCGCAAAGGATCCAAAAAGGGATCCAAAAAGGGTTCTAAAAAGGGATCTAAAAAGGGATCTAAGAAATAAATAAATTAATTGTTTGTTTTTAATCTTTAATTAATGTAGTAATAATATCATAAAAATTTAAATTATTGTCTAAATTTTTAATTATTAACATTGGTTTTTTTACAATATTATGTAATACTATTGTAAATTTTATAATATACTCATTGAGAATAGAAACATAAGATTTTAATTTTTCATTATTTAAGACAATATTATATAATTGCGTGCGTGCATTATTATTGTATATTAATAATAAAATATAATAACATAATAATAATTTGCCAATATGAAAAAAATCAACATAATCAACAATGACACAAATATTTGATACACAATATATTAGAAAATATTCAAGCATAATATTTATGTTTTCTTCTGTTTTATTATAAATAGTATTAAATATTTTTGATAAAAATAACAAAAATATAAATTCTTTCATTAAATAATTCATTAATTGAGCTACACATAATATTATTATTGTAAGCACTAATATAGTTTTGTAATTCATTTTATTCTAATTAAAACATACAAATTTAATACTTTATATTTCAATTTTTATGAATAAATAATTTATTTATTCATAAAAATTAAATAATTTATTTATTCAATTTTTATGAATAAATAAATTATTTAATTTTTATTATAAATTAAAAAGTAAATCCAATTATCAATTTCATTAAGTTTAATTTTAGTTTTGTCTTTATATTTTAAAGTTTCGGGCAATATTAATTCTTCATTTGTTATTTTATCTTTTGAATATAAATATTCAAGCATTAAACGTCTAAAAAAAATAAAATTTATTTCTTTTAATTTTTTAATATTTTTTACAATATTTATTATGTCATTCGATATTAATTTTATAATATTTTCAGTATATTTATAATTAATTGGTATAAGTGATTTTATATTATTTTCTTGTTTATTGTATTGTTTATTTTCTTGTTTATTTTCTTGTTTATTTTCTTGATTATTATCTTGTTTATTTTCTTGATTATTATCTTGTTTATTTTCTTGTTTATTTTCTTGTTTATTTTCTTGATTATTATCTTGTTTTTTTTCAAGCTCATCATCTGGATTATTTTTTATTTGTTTTTTTACATTTGCAGCACTCACTATATTAATATTTTTTAATTCTATTTTATTATCTAGAACAAATTTATCAAAAATTAATTGTAATTGCGTATTTCTCATTGAACGAATACAAACTGTTAAAGAATTAATATTAACTGACGCATTTTTGTCAATTAGATATTTAATAACACTCTTATTATTTACATGAACTCCTGCAAATTCAATAGATTCACTTGTTGGAACAATATTATACGTTTCTATTATTGATTTAATTGTTGATAATGGTCGTTTAAGTTTGCATGCTTCATTTAAATAATTAATATCGGGTGGAATATTTATTTTATACGGCGGTATATCATAACCCGCTCTCATACAAATAGTATAAAAATTAGGTTCAAATTTGATATTACAATTTTGAATATAATATTCTTTGATAATAATTCTTTTATTCAAACAATTTACAATATCTTGATAAGTAATAATATAACCTTTTGAGATAAAAAGATTTATAATATCACTTGGAGTGTCTCTATATTTTATGCCGCCAACAGAAATTGATGTATCCCAAGCGTGTTGATAATATGGCGTTTTATCATCAACAATATTTTGAAAACATTTATTATTTGGTGATAATTTATTTTCTAATAAAAATACTATTTTTTCAAGTCGTTCAATATGCGTTGTACATACTTTTTCAAATATATTCATATTTAATATACCCCCTTTAAAAATAATAAGTTTTAAATTTTCTAAATTACTATTTTGAGCAAAATTATCTATGAAATCATTATAATTAATTGTTAATGTTGGATCACTAATTAATTGTAATATAATACATTGTAATGCTTTTGGATGTTTAATATATGCGATAGTTTCTTCATGCGTCAATGTTAATTTTACATTATTATTTTTTAAAATAATTTCCATTGCAATATTATGTTTAACAATCTCGGACGGGATGCTTGCACTACTTATTTCATTTAAAAAAACACTATCCACGGTATAATTATAATTTTCCATAATATTATTGCAAAAATTATTATTAATATTAATTAATTTTAAAGATGTTATCGGGTCAAAACAAAATCCTAAATTTAATAATATCAATATTTGTTTGTCAATATATTCAGAGCGATATGTTGAAACATATTTACAAATATTATTTGATATAAAACATAATTCATCAAATGTATCAAACAAAAATCCAGAACGAATGAGCATAACAATAGAATCAAATAATTTATGCAATGCATGTATTGATATATAATATGATGAACTTAATGAACGCTTTAATAAGCTATATATTTCATTTTGTGCGGCCTTTGTTTTTTGTTGTTGAGGCACAATTGTATGAATATTAAACTTACTTTTAATATAAGACATTTTAATTTATAATGAAATATTAATTAAATAAATAAAATTCAATTTTTTTTAGATATTTTCAAAATCAAAACCAATATCATCAGTATTTTCATTGTCAGTTTGTTTTACAAATTGTTTTTTTATATTGTCTATGTCATTCTCATTTACTCTGCCGCGAACTTCATAAATATTACCATCACAATTTATAACAATGATATCATCTTTTTTATAAAATACTTTTCTATAATGTATGCCCATTATTCGCGCTCGCACTTGTTTTTTATTATTACCTTCGAATATGTCAGCAAGTAAATGATTACCGCCGACAATACCAGAAACAATGGCGTATTTATCTGTTTCAATATTAAAGTCATATACATATTCGTCTTTTCTTTTTGATTTTCGCACTTGATTACCTTTAAATTTATTACCGTTCATTTTATATATTATTATATTATTGTATTATTGTATTATTATATTATAATGTTTAAAATTCAATTTTTTCTATATATATTATGAATAAATGTATAAAGTTTTTATTGGTAACATCCCATATAATTCTACATTAAATGAATTTAAAGAAGTATTTAAAGATTTTGAAGGAATCATGAATTATGAATTAATACAAAATTATAATTACACTAAAAATTTTGGTGTATTAACATTAGAATCACAAGAAAAAGAAAATGAAATAATCGGAACAAAATTTGAATTCAAAGGAAGACAATTAAGAATAACACAGTATAAAATAGAAAATAATTTTAAAATACTTAATAAAATTATTTATGTAAAAAATATACCATTAACAAAAAATAGAGAATGGTTAAAAACTGCTTTTAGTCCTTATAAATTAGTAAAATATTTTATAGTGTCTGAATTTTATACAGCAAAACAAACTGATTGTGGAATAATATTTTTATCAAATTATGATGATTATAATAAATTATTAAAACAAAAATATTATGAATATGAAAATATTATATTATATTTATCTGATACTGACACAAGAATAGAAAAATATAATATATAAAATTAAGTAATACTATAAAAAACAAATTTTATTGATTTTGCTATATTAGTTATTTTTTCTTTATCATTAATATTTATCATGTATTGTGAAGGAATGTGTTTATCACTAAATATAGAAAAATTATTAGTATCCCATATTTTAACAACATAATAATAATTTTTTTCATCATCATAACAAATTAAAGATTCAAAATCCCAAATTAATGTTTGTTGTGTTCTATCATAATTTGTTGTAAAATTAATACTTTCCATAATATTTATAATTATTTGATTATCTAGATTGATATATATTGGTATTAAAACCGGTATATCTTCGAATTTAAATTGTGTTTCACCATATTGTTTATTTATCCAATTATTTACTGCAAACGATAAATTATTAGTATCATTAAAATGTGTATTATTTAATTCTATTAAATCAAATGATTTTTTTATTGATATATTTTTTTTAACATCAATATGAGAACAAATTATTTTATTTTCTAATAAATGAGAAACTAAAAATATGTAAAAATCATTTATATTACATTTATCAAATATATATTTTTCACTATTTTTTAACCATCCAGAATTATATAAAAACACTCGCAATTTATTTATAATTTCGGATGTTATGGATATCTTATTATTTATTTTATCTAATATTTTATATTTAATATATTCTTGTAAATAATATGTATTACTATTATTACAATCTATATTTAATAATTGATATACATTACTTTTATTATGAAATAATGCTATTATAAGACTATATATATAATCAGTATTATATCCATCTTCGAGAATTATGGTATTCATTATTAATCTTATAATTTTTATTAATTTAATATTTCATAACTCAATCTTTTATTATAAAAAATTGATTTATTAACTTTAAATAATCTAATTTATAATAATATAAAATGAGTCTTATATATATTTTAAATTCAGAAAACAAAGCAAAAATTTTTACAGACTATAATGGCAATATATTTTTACAACACAATGAAAAAATATATACTCTTTTTACAGATTTTAATGATGGTTTAATAATTATGTTAATTAATAATACATCATTTTTAGAAGAAAATTATAAACTAAATATAAATTTAAATTTGAATTTAGCACAAGGCAAAATTTGTCCAAGTAATATAACTTTAAAAGGAAAAATATATGAAAAAATAAAAAATGATAAAGATGAAAATATAATTGAACACACTGAAAATGAAATAAGTATTTGTGATGAAAAAAAATATTATTGGGTTTCAAAAAATCAAGAATACGAACATGAAGATGAAGATGAAGATGAAATAAGTAATAATTTTATGTTTAATAGTATTAGTGATGATGATAATAATAATGGAATATTATATGCTAAATTATTATTTGATAAATTATGCACATTTGATACAATATTAATAGAAAATAAAAATGTTTTATCGAGTGTTGAGAAAATTGATGGATATATAAATAGCACACTTGTAATAAATACAAATGGAACTATTAAAATATCATTTGTTGATAAAAATATTAATGGTATATTAATATTTGATGATGAAAATAAATTAAATTTCAAAATGACTTAAATCTTTATATTTTTCTATTAAATCACTAAATAATATTTTATAATCATTTTCTTTGACAGGTGTTTTTTTTAATTTATCTTTCATACTACATAAATCAGCTAGAAATGGTAATACCTTTTTCTCTTCATGTATAATATCCGGTCTTTTTTTTAATTTACCTAATACATTTTGAATATCATTAACATTAATCATTGACATTGACATTGAACGTGAATATTCTTGTTTAATAACAGGTATATCTATTTTTGGTTTAATAATTTCTTGTGGATATATTTGAGCTTGATTTTGATTATAAACAGGCAGAATTGGTGCGGGAGGAATATTAGAGATTATCGACATAGTTATTGAATTTGAATTAAAAAAATTAAAATTATTATTAAATGTTTTGTTTTCTTTTAATTGTAATATTCTCCATTTTTTATTACATTTATTATTATTAATAGTGACACAATCAAATTCAATAAAAATATTAATTTTTGTATCTATTTTTAATTCATGATAATTGATTTCATTATTATCATTATTATAAAATTTTGTGAATTCATCAAAATATAAAAGCATTATTGAAGGATAATTTTTTTTATCAATTATTGATTTATTATTAATACACGAAATATTTTTTTCTTTTACTATGTCATTTACAAGCTTATCAAGTGTATTAATGGATTTAATTATTTTTTCATTATTTTGTGATAATACAATTTCTATATTATTAGCATTTTTTTTTATTATTTTAGAATTATTAATATTATACCAAAATTTTTGTAATGGTTCAATTTCAATTTCGGGATTATAAAATTTTAATTTTTTAGTGAAGTCATTTATAATTTCTAAATCAAAATGTAAATATGTAATTTCTTTATTAATATTAACTATATAATTATCAATCATTTTACAATATTATAAATCTAATATTAAAATATTTAATAATCAATTTTTTGCGTATTTTAATTATTAAAAATTATAAATTAAATAATTATTAGTAATCAAAATGAACAAAGCAATTAAAACTTTTAAAAATGCCTATACAATTATTAACAAGTTTTGGAACACTAAACCAATTATGAAAAAAAAATCAAATATATATACAACTAATAATATTACAAATAATATTATCAAAAATTCAGAGCCTACAAAATTGCCAGATGGTTTTACATGGCATATAATTAATTATGATGATGAAGCAAATACAAATAAAGTATGTGAATTTATTAATAAATATTATAAAAGAGGGAATAATTCACAATATATTATTATGTATGATATTGACAGAATTAAATGGGAAACAAATAACAAAGGATATTTTATTACAATTCAAAATAATAATAATCAAATTATTGGCTTAGTGTGTATTACAGAAGTTAATGTAATGTTAAATGATAAATCATATTTAATGACAAATCCAATTTATATGTGCTGCAGTGATGAATATAAAAATAGTGGTATTGCAAAAGTATTAATTAATGAAATAATTAGACTTTCAACAACTGATACAGGAGTATTTTTATCAAATACAATTATTGCACAACCTATTAGCACAATAAGACATTATACGAGACCTTTGAATTATAAAAAATTAAGAGAAAACGATTTTGTTGAAATTGGAGGAGTCAAAGACGATGATGTACATAGTAAATTAAAAATTAATTTAAAACCAAATAAACAATATATTAAAATTGATTATAATGAATCAATGTTAGATTTAGTTTATTCAATGTATTGTAAATATATGACAACTTTTAATGTATCAATGATATTAACAAAAGAAGAACTTAAAAATTATTTATTTAATAAAAAATATGTTAAAACATTTTTAATTACAACAAATGATATTCCAGTTGATTTTGTATCATATAATTTTTTTGATATTGTAAATACACAAAAAACAGAGAATAATATTATTAAAGCATGTAATTTACTTATGTATAGTTCTAATGAAATTTCAGCCGAAGTTATATTTATGAATATTATGAAAAATATGAATGCGGATGGATTTGATATTGTATTTATAAATGACACAATGAATAATACAGATATTATTTTATCATCTGTCAAAAACGCGAACGAAGATACAGATGATGAAGAAGAAAATGCTAATTATAATTTAAACATAATGAAAACAAATAAAAAATCTTTTATGTATTTATATAATCTAAATAATCCATTATTAAAACAAAACATGGTTAGTTGGTTTTTATTTTAATTTTGCTAATAAAACATTGAAATTATCTTCATTTGAAATATTATTATTTAAATTATATTTCTTCATAATATTTTCAGGTATTTCAGGTATAAATTTCAATTTAATAAATTTTGAAATTTCAGTGTATGTTGTTTTACATTGTTTATTCATAAGTGCTAATAATTCATCATATAATTTTTGTTTCTCCGCTTGAAAATAAAATTTCTCTAATTTTCTTTTATATATATAATATGGTTCTGATAAATCATATACAGGAATATTTTTTATATTTTCATCAATCTTAATAATTTCATTATCGTCACTTATCTCACTATCACTCATATTTATTATAATTAATAATAAATAATTATAGACTTAAAAAATCAATTTTTATGCACTCAAAAATATATACTCAAAAAGACGCACAACATGGATCGCCCCTTGGGGATAAAGTTCTTAATGTTTTTTTATAAGTGCCGGAATATTCATCATAATATTGAATATCACCAATATACAATTTAGGTTTTTTTATTTTTATAGCAATAACATATCTTTTTAATTTAGGATTTTTTGCTAACCAATGTGGAATCATAGTTGTTTGCGTTTGGATAATTTTTAATGGCGTCATAAATGGTTTGAAATTAAATGTTTTTTTGGGTTTTTTAGCAAGAATATCTTTCATTAATTCATCACGCCAAATACATAACCAGGTATATGGACTATCATTATTACTTTTTTCAATAGAAATTTCTTTATGATTAAAATATTCAAGAATATAATTACTATCAATTAAATCGATAACAGATGAGTTTGGATTTTTTTGTAAAATATATTCTCGAAATTCATTGCGCGTTTCATATTCATTAAATAATACAGTTAATTGCTTCATATATTTTCTAAAAACTTTTTCCCATGCTTTATATTTTACTTCATAGTCACATTGCTTTTGTTCTAATTTTTTAATTTCTAATTCATATAAATTTAATAAACTATTTTCAGGTTCATCTAAAATATTTTCTTTATTTTTTTTTAGTTTTATTATTTTTATAGAAATATATTTTTCTATAATATCTTTATTAGCACATAATATTTTATTCTCAAAAATATATTTAATAATATTTGTCCAATTAAGTGCATTACGTAAATTACCATCATATAATACACCTTCTTTGATGCCTTCATCATTTATTCCAAAATTAACAATACAATGATTCGCAGTATAATCTTTATGTAAGCATCCAGCAATATATCTTGGCAGAACATTACATATCATATTAGATAATGAAATAATTGAACATTCATTCAATTTATTTGTCCAAATTGAATTTCGAATACATTTTATTGCTTCTTCGTCTGTCATTTGTAATGTTAATAAATGAACACTTTTATATTCTATACTTAATGATTCTTTTTTCTGATTATGTTGATTAATTTTATTACATTTATAATGCCTTGCTTTTTTTAACATCATTTTTTACTTATAATTAATAAAGTATCGTTTATATATACAGAATTTCAATTATTATTATAATTATAAATATTAATATGAATATGGATAAATATATTAAAAAAAAAAATAATGTTTTTTCATCTATAAATGATACAAATAATTATACATTAAAAAAATTAGATAATGGCTTACAAATATTATTTATAGAAGACAAAAAATCATTAATAAGTACTGCTAATATGTATGTAAATGTTGGTAGCGTTGATAATCCAGATGATACACCAGGTTTAGCACATTTTTTAGAACACATGTTATTTATGGGAAGTTCGAAATATCCGGATGTAACGCATTTTAAAACTTTTATAACAACACATGGCGGGAATACAAATGCTTACACCGCACATACATATACGTATTATTATTTCTCAGTTACAAATAATATATTAGAAGGATTAAATATATTTAGTAATTTTTTTGTGAGTCCATTATTTAATAAAAAATATGTTGAGAAAGAAGTTAGCGCGGTTAATTCAGAGCATAATAAAAATATTAACAATGATGGATGGAGAATGTTTAGTCTATTTAAAAAGTTTTTCAATGATAAAGATAAAAAAAATAGTAATTTTGGATGCGGAACTAAAGAAACACTATTACAAAATAATGATATTGAATTATTAGAAAATAAATTAAAAAAGTTTTTTGAAGAATATTATAGTGCTGAAAAAATGGTTTTAATAGTTTCACATAAAAAAATAAATGAGAAATTTATAAATAAAGTAATAGAAATGTATGAATTAATACCAAATAAAAAAACAAAAATAACAGATTATACACCTCATATAACATATTATGATGATAAATATGAAATAATAAAAATGAAAACAATAAAAAAAAAATCAATAATTATTTTTAATTGGTTTGTCAAAGGAGACCAACATTATAAAACTGATAAAAAAATTATTTATGGTTTATTAAATTATATTATAGGTAGTTCAAGTATTAATAGCCTTGATTATATTTTAAGTAATAATGGACTTATTAAATTTATAAATATTAGTACGGATGATGTTTATTATACGCATACTCACATACGAATTGAAATTGAATTAACTGAAAAGGGATTAAATCATTATAATGCTATTATAATTATGATTTGTACTTATTTACAGAATTTATACAAGTCAAAAGAATTCATTCATGATTATTTTGAAGAACTTAAAAAAATTTATTTAATGGATTTTATAACTCAAACAGAACACGACAGCTCCGCATTAGCAGAATTTATAATTACACAATATAATTTAACACAATGCCCATTAACAAAAATATTAATTCAAAATATCGATTTTGATGATATTGATTTAGATAGATTTTTTAATATTATATCACAAATGACACAAAATAAAATGAAAATAATATTAGCAAGTGATACATTTGATAATTTAACAAAAATTGATGAATATTATGGAACTTATTATGAACAAGAATTTATTGAATTACAAAAAGAAAGAGACATTGAAAATATATATCCACAAAAAAATATATATCTTACTAATAATTTTTTAATTATTGATAAACATAAAAAATCAAAATCTTATATAAAATTAAAATCATCTAATAATAACATTTATTATGTAAAAAAAAGTAATAATTATAATACATATTTTAACGTTTGTGTTTGTTATATAAAATTAGATGAATTATATAATCATAACCCTGATTATTATGTAAATTTATTAATTCATTTAATGTATATAGAAAAATTATATGAAAATTTATTTTATGATTTAAGTGTGTCAAATAATAATATTGACATAGTTATCACGAATGAAGGATTACATATATCAATAACAAGTATTGACAATGATAATATTAGCAATCTATTAAATAAAATACTAGATTTATTTTTTAATAATAATAAAACTAAAATAAATGAAATAATTTATAATATTGTAATAAATAATATAATTGACAATATTAATAATTTTTATTTATCTCAATCTTATGAATTATTAAATTATGAATTTAAATTATTATTAAATAAAGAACATAATTATTCACATGATGAAATATTAAAACATATTAATAAAGATTTAAAACACGAAAATAGTTTTATTTTAAATGGACAAATAAAGGGTATTTTCGGCGGTTCTATAACAAAAAAAAATATATATAAAATTATTGATATATTAGATAATAAATTTTCAAAAGCAAATATAACAGATTATAAAAATTATCAATTATATGATATATCAAAAACAGCTATAATTAAAACTAAAAATAAAGAAAACACTGAAAACGCAATTTGTTATGGTATTAATTTAATGAACTATACAAATGATATATTATTATTAAAATGTTTAAATTTATTATTAGAATCATATATTCATGATAAATTTTTTAATATAATAAGAACAGAAAAACAAATAGGATATATTGTTCAAGCATATATTAATAATGTAAAAAATAGTAAATATCCGGAATATTATTTATGTTTTATTATTCAATCATCTTTAAAAAATTTAAAAGAAATAGTTATTGATTTTATTAAAAATAATTATATAAATTTAATAGATGAATTATCCGAAACAGAATATGAATTTATTAAAAACAGTATCGCAAAATATTTAAAAGACAAAAAAATTAATATTAATGATGAAATAAATGAAAAAATTAATTTATTAGAATTAAAAGACAAATACCAAAAAAAAGAAAAATTTGATACTTATTTACAAATGTCTAAAATAATTAAAAATATAACGCAAAAAGATTTTACTGATTATGCTAAAACTATTATAAATAATAAAGTCTCAATTGTTGAAATACAATCATAAATAATATATTAAATTATTAAGTATATAATATTTTATAATGGCGCTTAACGATGATGATTTATTTGAAGAACTTGATAATACATCAAATACACTTAACACACCTAAACAATCTGAAAATTTACTTGAAAATATAAATATGAATGATATCATGAAAAATTTAAATAAATATAAACCTGCTGAATTAAAAAAAATGCTTAAATCAATGTCTGGTAATAAAGAAATACAACAATTATTAACACAAATGCAAATAATTGATAAAGATAAAGATATAAATAAAGATATAGATAAAAATGAATTAAAAGAAATGTATAAAAATAAATTAAAAGAAATGAAAAAATCAAGAAATAAAAAATAAAAAATAATTATCTTCTTTTATCAACATTTTTATTTATTAAAGTTGATGGAGTTTTAACATTTGTATTTGTCATTCTTTGAGTATTTATATTATTCACAAAATTTTTATTATTTATATTTGTTGTTGGTATTATTTTAGTTGGTTCTATTTGTTGTTTATTATTTGGCATTATTTTAGTTGAATCGATTAGTCTATTATTTGGCATTATTTTAGTCGATTCTATTAGTCTATTATTTGTATTAATTATTTGTTCTGGTTTTTTTGATATTATTTCTGGTTTATTTTCTGGTTTATTTTCTGGTATATCTTTTGAAATATCTTTTGAAATATCTTTTAATAATATAACAGATTCATGATTATATACGACTGGTTGTATTTTAATTGTTTCATTTAATATTTTTATTTGAGTTTTTAAATCTTCAATTTCTTTAAATAATTCTTTATTATCATTATTCTCTTTTATAACATTTTTATTTATCATTCCTAATACATTAAGAATACCCAAAATATCAACACGAATATCACCAATTATTTTTTTAAAATTATCTTTTTTTACATATTCAGTAATATTTGTGTCTCCATTATTACTATTATTACTATCAATAACATCCATTTTTTTAACAATACTATTAATAATATCATTATTTTGGTCAGATACTTCTTCATTTTCAGTAACACACAATATTGGATTTAAACTCATTTTATATATTAATTTTTAATTTTTAATTAATTTATAAACTCAGTTATAATAGTTATATTAAATTTATAATGTTATTATAATTTAATGGATCAAGAAATATATTTACAAATAAAAACAATTGTTGAAGGAAGTCATACAGTATTAGATGCAATACATTTAAGTAATAGATTGTGTCATAAATATCCGGAATATAAAGATACTATTATGAGTTATATATATGGCGCAAAATATACAGAAAATATTGATTTGAAAACAAAACAAAGTTTATTAAATTCAGTTTTTAATGATAATAATAATAATATTAATTTTCAACATGATAAAATAAAAGATGAAATTTTTGATAAAGCTCTTATAAGAATTCGCAATAATAAAAAATACAATAATAATATTAATATTAATAATAATACATTAAATGATAACAAAATAATAACAAAAAAATGCCCCCATTGTTTTCACGCATTAAATGCTGATAATAATACATTGTATGTTATTTGTGGTTATAGAAATCAAACTAATGGATATGACTGGCAAGGATGTGGAAAAGATTGGTGTTTTTCATGTAATAAAAAATTATGTAAAAGTTGGGAGAATGATTATTTACAATTATTAAGTAATAGAAAACATAATAATGAATGTTGTAAGAAACAAGCAGAAAAATATGGATATAATTATGACAAAGAATATTGTTCATGTTTAAATATAAGAAATAATAATATGTCATATTTATTTTTTAATTATAAACATGAATAATATTTTTTAGTGAAACTTTTTAATTAAAAATATTTTTAAATATTTTTAATTATTATTATTATTATTATTATTATTTTAT